TTTTGAGGACGACTACGAAGACACCGAGAATGGTGTATCGTATGAGCGCACCAACGATGTGGAAGACGGCAAGGAGGTATGGCTGCGCCATGTGAAGAAAATCACCGGCCTCTATGATGTCGCCATCGTCACCCACCCCGCCTACGAGCAGACCAACGTCGGACTGCGTGAGGCTTCGGAGGCTATCGACAAGGCGATTGAGGCACAGCTGAAGCGCGAGTGTGGCGACGACGAAGCCAAGAAGAAAGCCGAGGAAGAGGAAGCCGCCAAGCGTGCTGCCGAAGAGGAAGCCAAGAAAAAGGCTGAGGAAGAGGAAGAGCAGCGTCAGCTCGAAGAGCAGGCTGAAATGGCCCGCAAGACCCGCGAGCTGCGCTACCGTATGCAGCGCATGAAACTCTTTAACAGGAAATTTTAAGTTCACAATAGTATTAACGTTTAAAGTATTTCAAGTATGAAAGAAATGACAAAAGCCCAGATTCAGGAGCGTCAGCTCGCTGTATGGGACAAGATTGACGAGATGGATGAAATGCGCTGCAAGCGCGAGAATCCTGTGTTCACTGAGGAAGAGGCCATCAAGTACGATGCCATGCTCCGTGAGAGTAATTCACTGTCAGCCCGTGCTGAGTCAATGGCTACCGGCAATGCTCTGGAGAACATCCGCGAGCACAAGTCGAAGAACCAGCAACTGCGCGAGTTCTTGCAGAAGTGCGTGGAGACGCGCTCGAACGCTTCTACCATCCTGATGAACCCCACCGAGGGCGCAGGTGCTGGTGAGACTAACGAAATCGCCAACCTGGAAGCTGGTGGTGCCATTCCTCTGACTATCAACGAGCTCATCGACACCAAGGTTGCAGGCATTGAGCTGCCCGAAGACCTCCGCATCGTGACTGGCGTGGTAGGTAATGAGATTTGGCCGTACAGCACCAACGACGTAGAGTTCACCGTTGCCGGTGAGGTCGAGAAGGTGGGCGAGCAGGCTCTGAACTTCGCCAAGATCAGCGCAACACCCAATGCTGTTGCCGCTAACGTGGCTGTCTCTCATCGTGCCATCGCCAACGCATCCTTCGACCTGCTTGGCTTCATCAGCTACAAGTTGACGAAGGGTCTGGCCATCTTCCGTGCCATGCACGTGTACTCTCAGTGCGCCTTCGAGAACGACCTGAAGTCTCCGTTCGCTACCGCTGATGTTGTAGAGGTTGCCCTCGACGAGAACGTAGGTAAGAACATCGCCATTGAGGTGGCCAAGATTTACGACCTCGGCTTTGAGGGCGTGCCCTACCTGACAATGGACAAGACAACCGAGACAGAGCTGGCCTACACCAAGGCTATCCCCGGAACCGCTGGCGACCGCACCGTTGTCGAGGACGGCAAGTGCGTGGGCTATCCCATGACCATCAGCCCGTTCATCAACTACAAGCTGAACTCTGCCGGTGTTCCAGCCAAGGGTGCCGACCGCTATATCGGTATCGGTCACTGGGGTTACGAGGCCATGCAGATTCATGGTCAGGTAATGTTCAATGTGGACGCTCAGAGTGCCGAAGTCTTCAGCCGTCGCACCGTAGTCGTGAGCCTCGCCCTCGACATGTCCATGACCGAGCTCTCCAGCAAAGTGAACGGCAACACCTCCAATAAGCCCCAGGCATTCAAGCTCATCAAGCTCGTGGAGGCTGAACCCGAAACCACCTAAATCTCTCGCGTACTTAACAGGCTCATAGTTCCTGGTCAGGCGGGTGGCTCCGATGCGATAGCAATAGGCTGACCGCCCGCCTGTTTTACCAAAAACCGAAGCAGCAATGAAAACAGTTGATGAAATCATCTACGACGCAATAGTGGCCAGCGAGGGCATCACGGCCATCGTGGGCGACCGCGTTGTCTCGACGTGTTTCGAGGTGCCTCCCGAAGTCCTTGACAATACGCCTGTGCCGAATATAATCGTGACGTTCGACGGTTTTCAGAACCAGACAACGACGAAGGACACGGTGTGGGAAGGTGAGGAGGACCGCGTGCAGGTTGGTGTCGACATTGCTGCTGGCAGTCCCGGCGAGGTGAAGCAGCTGGTTAGCATGGTTCGCGCCGCTGTGGAGTCCCACGTCGTTGCGCTCTACCAGCAGGGCGAGGACACGCCCGAACTGGAAGCTCTCAGCAGCGACGGGCTTGCTTGGGACTGGATGAAGCCCTGTTATTTCCAAAAACTCAATTATCAATGTATCACCAAAAGCGACATTGACGATGAGCAAGAGTAAGAAAACACAAGTCACGGAGACGGAACAGCAGGATGCCGAGCAGCCCGCCTACATCGGCGACCTGCTGCTGAACGGCACCACCATACTGACCGCACCGACGCGCGACGAGCTGGCTGAAATGGTCAACGAGATTCCCGCCGACGTTCGCTACGGTGCCGGTGCTGTCGGACGTGACCCAGAAAGTGGTGCGTTCACGCTCCTCATTCACCTAATTAAAGATTAACGAATATGGCAACACTCAAAGGACAAAATCTTAGAATCGGTATTGAAGGCTCAGGCAGCGAGTTCTACGTTGTAGCCATGTCGACCGGATGCGTTGTTACGCTAACAAACAATACGGAAAGCGGCACGCACAAAGACGTACTTGGGTTGGCCGACCAGCCCATCGTCGTCAGCAAGTCGTGGACTTTGCAGGCCGACTCGCTGAACGTGGTCGATGCCGGCGCACTACTGACCGCCATCAAGAGTATGCAGCCGCTTGCGGTCATGTTCGACGAGACATCGACGACGAACAACTACGCCGCTCAGCACGCCACGTTTGCCCGCAAAGGTTCGGCGTACTTTAACGACCTGACCTTCAACTTCAACGACCGCGAGAATTCGACGAAGAGCATTCAGATGACCGGCACGGGCGAGCTTTCTACTGTTGCCACTGGCGACATCTACGAGAAACTCGACCAGAATGCCTACACCAAGGGTCAGTTCGTCCGCCTGTTCCTCAGCAGCGACAACACCGCAGCACCAGCCGCCGTCATTGGGGCCGCCCGCCAGCTGTCGCTTCATGTCAGCGTCACATTGGAGAACGCGACGACCAAAGATACCGAGGGCGACTGGCAGGTCATGGAGCCGACGGCCATCAGCTACGACATCTCGACCACCGCACTCGTTCGCGGTAACGACGACACCACTGGGTCGCAGGTGGCTGCCAAGGGATTGGCCGACCTCGAAACCATCTATCAGAACGGCACGCCCGTGAAGTGGAAGATTGCAAACACCGGCGGCGCGAACAACCGCGTGGCTTCGAGCACCATCGTCAGCGGCTCGGTCATCATCCAGACGCTCACGATAAACGGTCCCAACCGTCAGGATGCCACCTATAGTGCAAACCTTGTTGGCTACGGACTTTACGAAGTCGCCGCTTAACCCTCTACCAGCCGCGTCGCCCCATCGCTGCCATAATGTGATAACGATAGGCGGCGCGGCTTTTTACTTTTAACTATTCACTTTTCACTTCTTTGGAACTATGCAAAAAGAAATCAAATTGAACGGCAAGCCCGTGGCCGTAGACTTCACGCTGACCACTCTGCTGACCTACGAAGAAATCACCGATAGCAACTTCTTCGGCGAGCAGTTTGAGAAGCTGAAGGAGCGCATCGCACTCATTTACGCTGCCATCTACACCGCCGACCGCGAGACAACCATCACCGTCGACGACATCCTCGCAACTGACAACTGGCAGGAAATCGCCGACGCTTTCACAACCGTTATGCAAATGGCCGGCGACTTCTTTAAGTTGCCAAAAGTCATTGCCGACGCAGAAGAGCGAGAAGCCGTTGAGCTGCACGACGGCGAGGAGGACACCCCAAAAAACTGACCAGTGCCCACGAGTACTACACCATACTCGTGGGCGAGGTCGGGATTCAGCCGTCAGCCTTCTCACGGCTCGAGTGGTGGCAGTTGCGCAGCATCATACGCGGCTATAACCGCCGCCGCCGCGACGGATGGAGCCAAGCCAGATGGCATGCGTACAACGTGATGCAATGCTTCGCCGACCTGCGCAAGGCAGGCATCAACCGCCCAACCGACCTCATAAAATTTCCCTGGGAGCGCGTGGCCGACATCACCGTCAGCGAAGAAGACATCAAGCAGCTTCAGGCTGAAATGGCGGCGATGAACGCCCAAGCGTCCGGCGGCAACCAGGGCGGCAACCATGGCGGCGAACTGGAAGGATAATACTTAAAAGATTTTAAAATTTTCCGTGAAGTGATACAACTTTACGGGAAATTTTTTATCTTTGCACCGTTCAAAATTACATCGGGGCATGATAAGTCGCCCCACCAAGGCGGCATTTTTTATGCCATCGACTTAGTGGATAAAGCAAAGCAGCACCGCGTGGCGTAGTGGAAACACCGCCAAAGGTCTTACCGATGTAATCCTTGAACAGCGCGTAGTGCTGCTATTTTATATGTTCTAAATTTACATCGTTATGAAACAAGATTCAAGTTTAAGCCCTGAGCAGCTGAAAAGAATGGCTGACAATCAGGCAACAGCAATGCTCATGGAGCAATGGGTAAAAGACAACGTGAAGGAAATTGCCTTTGCGCTTTCGGACATCGTGCCGTTTATCTGCGGCGAGTGTAACCTTTCAGACCTCAAAGACAGGCTGAACACCGTGAACGTCACCTTTGCGTCGGTGGCACTGATTATTATCAAGCAGCGCAACGAAGCAGAAGCCGATGGCAACAAGCACATACCAATGTGCCTGCCATGTGACGCAACCGAAATGAACAATGCACTCTACGACCTCTCACGGTTTCTTAAGAAGTTCAACCGCTTAGGCTCACTACTAGAGCGCAACGAGGGAATGCCAGCCTTCCGCATGGCAATCAGCAACGACAATGATGTAGATTCAATATGATGGAAGAGATTTGGAAAGACGTGCAAGGATTTGAAGGCCGCTATCAGGTCAGCAATATGGGACGTGTGCGTAGTATTGACCGATGGAGTCTTAATGAACGTCCACACTTTATTAAAGGAATGATGCTAAAACCATCGCTAAATAAAGGTAAGGGCTATCTGCGCGTATCACTAAGCGACGGACATAGAAATTACAAACACTACGAAGTGCATAGGCTTGTTGCCTTGCACTTCGTTCCTGGTTACAAGGATGGATTGGTTGTCAATCACAAAAATGAGGTGAAGACTGACAATCGAGCCGAGAACCTTGAATGGTGTACCTATCAGTATAACCTGAACTACAGCGACGTGGTAGCATGGAAGCGAAAGCCCGTGTATCAGTACACGATGGACGGTGATTTCATAGCCAAGCATAAATGCTGTGCAGACGTAGAGAAGATGATGGACACCTATCAAGGTGCAATGGTTCACGTCATGTACGAAAGTAAGACAGGCGCATGGAAAGATTATCGATGGAGCTTTGAGCCACGCACAAAGGAATATTGGAAAGAGCATAGAACGAAAGGAAGCGCAAAAAGAAGAGCTGTATTGCAATATACAGCAGATATGGTTCTAATCAATCGCTTCAGCTCAATTAAGGAGGCAGCATTGGCGACTGGAATAAAAGGAACGACAATTAGTAGCTGCTGCCAACGATGTCGTACAACAACAAAGACAGGCTATCTTTGGCGATACGAATAACAAGTAAACCCACGACACGGAAAAACGCGGTTAGTGTATTAGCTAATCGCGTTTTTTTTATGGTATATAGTCTCGGTTCACTTCACGCTTCGCAGCAACGTCTTGACGGTCTGATGGCTGACTTTTCAGGATTGGAGAATCTTGAAAAGGTAGTCAACAGCGTGCTGGAACGGTTAAGAAAGAAGTCGACTGGAATGCGCATCGGTTATGCAGCAGGAACGATAAGCAGGGAACAGTTCGACGGCTATTTTCCCGAACTCCTACGCACGGAACTCGGAAAGACGCTGGCCATAGTCCGTGCCAAGGCCAAGCAGAAAGCACAGACGCAAGCACATGCAGGCAGCGCATCGAGCGGTGTGACGTGGCATGAAGCAAGAGAGGGCAATCGAGGCTATGTAGGCATCATAACGCCACGCGGCAGGATTTCGAGCCGTAAACGAATAGTGCCACCTCCATCTGGCGGCAAAAGCGGAATCAAAAGAAGCCGTACCGTTGACGACAGGACAAGAGCCATCAATGAATACTTCGGCCCCGACCGTCATTTCATTTTGAGATTCCTCGAATTTGGCACCGACGTAAGAACGGCCATGCCTTCAGGACCTACTGGGCGCGGCTCGAAGGCCACATACGGCGCACGGGGAAACATCAAGCCACGGTCATTTATGCACAGCGTACAAAGCGACATGGAGCAGGCAGCACAGCAGCTCGGACAGACGCTCGTCGGCTATGTCGAAAACTGGATAGATACAAAGTTCAAAGAAGAAAATCAATAAAAAGGTATGGGACAGTCAAAACTTGAACTCGCGGTTGACACCGGGAAATGGGAAGGCGGTTTGAAGAAGGCGCAGCAGGCCCTCAACAGCTTCACTAATTCCCAAGGCGGATTCCAGCAGGCTCTTGAAAAAGATAACGGAAAAATCGGGCAGTTCGTCCAGATAATGGGCAAGGTGAACTCCACCGCTGCAACGGCCAAAGGCCAGATGAACGACTACAAGCGGACGCTGGAGCAACTCACGACGCAATACAACCAACTGAACGACGCACAGAAGAAAACCGTCGGGCAGGACTATCTGCAAGCTATCGACAACATCAAGCAGAAGTTCAAACAGACAAAGGAGCAGGTGGAAGAATTTAACCGCTCGCTCAATGATGTCAAAGTGCCAGAAGTCGGCGGTGGTGGCGGTGGCGGTCTTTTCAGCGGTCTCGGCGGCAAAATGTCTGGTGCGCTTCAGGTGTTTGCAGGCAATATGCTTACCAAGGCAGCGGGAGCAGTGGCCAGTCTCGGTTCTGAAATGGTCGGGCTGGTACAGCAGGGCGCGGAGCTTGCAAAGCAGGGCGAGGGCATCCGCAATGCTTTCGAGCGTCTGGGACGTGGCGACATACTCAACGGACTGCGTGAGGCGACGCACGGCACCGTGACCGACATCGAACTGATGAAGGCCGCTGTAAAGTTCAACGATTTCCAGCTGCCAGTGGAAGAACTTGGCACCATGCTTGCGTTTGCCCAGCAGAAGGCCAAGGACACCGGCCAAAGCGTTGACTATATGGTGGACTCTATCGTCACGGGACTCGGGCGCAAGTCGCTGATGATTCTCGACAACCTCGGACTATCGGCCAACGAGGTCAAGGAGAAGATGAAGGAAACGGGCGACATGACCAAGGCCGTCGGCGAGATCATCCGTGAGCAGATGGCCAAGGCGGGCGACTATGTTGAGACAGCAGCCGACCGCGCAGCACAGGCAAACGTCAGCCTCCAGAACAAGATGGAAGAGCTTGGGCGCAAGTTTGCACCGCTCGAAGAAGCCAGCAACAGCCTGTGGACTTCGATGAAGATAGGCATCCTTGACATCGTTGGCGGTCCGCTAACTGACCTGCTGAACAAGCTCACGCAGGCAGGACGCATGGCTAATGCCTACGGGCTGATGGGCGGCAATGCCAAGGTAGGACGTATGACCGCCAACCTTGCGGGCGCAAGCGAGGGCAACCGCCAAAGCATCTACCAGCAACAGCAGGAGCAGTTCTGGCGGTACATCAACCCCCGCGAGCAACAGATTAAAGACATACGTGCATGGCAAAGCGGTGAACGTGGCGAAGCACTTGGCAACCGTGTGCGAGCCATAACCGAGAAGTACGGCTCGCTCGATGCCACCAAGATTCAGGCCGAAGTCGATGCAGCAAAGAAAATGCTCGCCGACTATCAGCAGGCGGCAAAGCAGATTCTACAGCCGATTAAGCAGGAGATTGAGCCGACCGTCACTGACCCAAAAAGTGGCAAGAGCGGCAAAGTTTCGACCGTCAAGCCCGAAGAAATCCTGCCCGTCGGCTCCGTGGCCGCTCTCAACAAGGAACTTTCGGAGTTGCAGAAGCAGCAGTCGATGGTCACAAACACCGTCGAGTGGAACGACTACAAAGACAAAATCAAGGCCGTCACCAATCAGATAAAGGAGCTGAAGGGCGAACTGGGTATCGACGCACTGCGAAACGTGAAGGCTGTCAGCTTCACCGGCCAGGCTGAAAACCTAACCCGCGAAGACATCCTGAAACGCGGCGACCAGCGAATCCGCGACTTCAAAGCCCCCACGCCCAAGGATAAGACCGAAGCCAAGCTGTCCGAAGAAATCGGAAAGATGACCAGCGGCATTTCGTCAATCGCAGGCGGCATCGAGTCTCTCGGCGCAGAACTCCCGCAAGGACTGAAGGACGTGCTCGGCGGCATTCAAGGCGTAATCTCGATACTGACTGGCATCACCACCATCATCACCGCAATCGAAGCCATCAGCGCAGCCGATGCCGTCATACCATTCGCAAACGGTGGCATCGTGCCGCATGCCGCTAACGGTTGGATGGTGCCCGGCAACGACCACTCTGACCGCACCCTGATAGCAGCGTCGAGCGGCGAGCTCATTCTTAACCGTGCCCAGCAGGGCGTGCTCGCTTCCCAGTTAGAGGGCGGCATTGGAAATCTTCACGTCACGGGCAAACTTTCAGGCCATGATCTGCTGGTAAGCATTGACCGAACCGCACGCCTCGAAAAAGGGGCTGAATTAGTTTTTTGGAAACGTTAAACATCTGACACTATGACAGGAAATGACATCATCATCATCTTATCGCGTGGAACCACGCCAATGGGCAGCACTGCCGTAAAATCGCATGACATCACCACCGCAGCTGACACCATCGAAAAGGCATCGGCCACACAGCAAGGCTGGCGCGAATATCTTGCAGGCCGCAAGGCGTGGTCAGTAAATATGAGCTACCTCGTCAGCGTAGCCAAAATACAATGGGAGCTGCTCGTCGGCGACACCTTCAACGTCACCATCGCCGACCGCAACAGCAACTACCGACTGGTCGGCACCGCCATCCTCGAAACCGCCAAGCAGACCTACACAGTCGGCAACCTTGCCAACGGCTCCTTCGTACTCAAAGGCTCCGGCCCGCTCGGCACCACTTAGAATGTGTATTCATCCACGCCAGCCCACGCCGGGTCGACCTTCATCTCGGCTGTCACCGAACCGCCACCGCTGAAGATGTCCCCGGCGTAGTTCGTCACACGGTTCACCGTGACTGGTATATTTACCAGTTCCGCCGCGCCAACCTCGTTGTCACCAGCGTCGTAAGCCGTCACCGTCACCTTCGTCAGCACATCATCCGTGGCGTGCGGCATGGTGTAAAGCTCATAAACGCCCTCCTCATTCCATGCCCTGTACTCCGTCTGCTTAGAGTTCACGCAACCGAAACCGTCACGTGGCGAGAACGTGCTGCTGCCGCCGAGGTAGTAGAACTTCAGCTGTGCAATGTCCGTGCGCAGGCTCTCGCCAGTCAGCCTTAACCGCAGCATGGCCACGTTGCGCTTCAGCGTGACCGTCACGTCCTGCCGCTCCTTCGTCGCCGTCACCTGCCCGTAATAGTAGAACGTGTCCGTCACCTTGTTATTCGGAAACGTCACCTTTTCGCCGCTCGTAATCGTCGCCGCTCCCGTCCCGTTATGCGCCACCGCCACGATGGTATAAGTGCCTGGCATAATTGCCAGGGGAACCGTCCCAAACCCCGTATCCGACACCGACTGCGCAACCGTCTTCACCTTCGTTCCGTCAGCATCGAACACCGCCACGCTCAACCGCCCGCAAACGTCGCTCAGAGCCACGTCGCCGCGCGTCGTTCGGTCGCCAGCTGTAACCTTCAGCACTACGTTCTGCTCGCTCTGGGAAAGCCCAGAAGCATCCTCAATCACCACCTTCTCGCATCCCGCAAGCACGATGGCCGCAAGTATCAGTACCTTCTTCATACCGTTACCATTCTAAAGTATATGAATCAAGCCACTCGTCATTCAACGAAATCGAGAAGCCCGACTGCGAAGCGAACAAGTTACCGCTCGCATCCGTCAAGCGGTTACGGACAAACGGCACGTCGGTCAGACTCACGCTCCCGATGACCGCACCGTCACCGTCCTTTGCTCTGATCGTGATGTCAGTCATCCATTCCGCATCATCACTCAAACAGTAGAAGCCAGCCACCAGCTGCCCCGTCGTGCCAGCCATCGAAGCAGGAACAGTCACCTGTCTGACGGCATCCGAGCTGGCCACCGCCTCGCCCGTCAGATAGTCAAGCCCGTACCACCATTGCCAAGGCACCATCTCCAGCGTTGCAATCGTTGCAGGCACCTCGTCGGCCACCGCAATCCTCAGCTTAGTCACCACGCGGTCCAGTGTCACCGCCACCGTCAAAGCCGTACCGCTGCCCACCGTCAGCGTCAGAGCCTTCCAAAACGTATCGCTCGGACTCTCCCAAGCAATCTGTGTGCCCGTCACCGTCGGCGACTTACCGCGAGAAGCCACGAAATACACCGTATGATTGCCGTATGCCAGCGGCATCGTCGGCTCGTTGAAGTCCACGTCCGTCGCCGTCTTGTGCAGCGTCCTGACCAGCCCGCCGTCCATATAGTCAAAAATCCACAAGTCCGTCATGTCGTACCCGTCAGCAGTCAGCGCACGAGTAACCTGCCATCCCTCACTGCTAACGTCGAACTTCACCCGCTTCACCTGAACGACCTCCACCGCCGTCCCTTCATCCGTCACCACGCGCTCACAGCCGCAAAACGCTGCCACAACCGCCAGCATCATAATCACCTTTTTCATACTCTAAATCGTTTTAAGTTGTTATTATTGTCGTTATTGTCGTTATTGTCCCGTCTGTTGCTGTATCACAGCAACCCCGCCTCAATATCGTCTGTCTCCCTATGCCGCAATATCATTGCGGCCCACCAAGTCTGTCAAATTCCCCAAACACATCCTCAGCCAGCACCTTCGCATACCTTTGCGTTTGCGTAACTTTCGCGTGCCCAAGCATCTTAGAAACCCTTTCAATCGGCACCCCCTCATGCAACGCCCAAGTCGCAAACGTATGCCTCCCGACGTGGCTCGTCAGCCGTTTCGTAATCCCCGTCGCCGCCGCAATCTTCTTCAGATTCTTGTTGTACGTCTGCACCGCCACCTTCGGCAGTTCCCCGCCGTACTTCTCCACAACCGCCAACACCTGCGGCAACAGCCGAACATAGTAAGTCACTCCCGTCTTTACCCGCTGCCCAGCCATCAGCCAGCGGTCCCCGTCACGTCGGCACTTATCCAACGAGAACGCCTGCATGTCCGAAAAAGCCATCCCCGTGTAAGCCTGGAAGACAAACATATCACGAGCCGCCGCCAGCATCGAGCCGTCAATCAGCGTCAGCCCTTCAATCCTCGCCAGCTCATCCTTTGTCAAGAACTCCACAGTCTCTGTATTCCCCCGCTTAATCTCCCCCTTCATCCTGTCATAAGGGTTTGCCGTTATCAGCCCGAACTTCAGCGCACGCCCCAGCAGGGCCTTTATGTCTTTGTGGTAATTCCTCACCGTCGCCTGGCTGATATACTCCACCGGCTTCCCTGCCTTCAGCTCCGCATCCGTCCGATGCTTCTGTATGCTGTGCAAGTAAGCGTCCCACCTATGAACATTCTCCACCGACAAGTCCGACCATTTCCTCATAATGCCCGACTCAGCCAGCACCGCCACAGACACCTTATAATGCAGCAGAGTCCCACGCCTCACACCCAGCAACGGCACCTGCTCAGCCATCCATGCCATCATATCTTCGCCAGCTTCCACCTTCTTCGTCTTCGGCCCGTTCACATGCCGCCTTATACTTTCAATGTCTATGTCGTCACCATTCCTCATCGCGTCATTCACCAGATCGCCAACCCGTTCAAGCATGATCCTGACACGCTCATTCAGCACGTCGCTGTCCTGACGGTTCACAATCTGACCAAGCCGCCACTCACGCGCACGCACACACACACCAGTATGAAAATAGTACACGCGCCTGCTAACTGTCAGCCGCACCTCCACCGGCGCAGTCCCGTCCTTCGCGAACCGCCCCCTGTGGTTATAAATTATCGTCGTCTTAATCATTTTAGTCTTAAATTTTTAGTTACACAATAATTGGGGAAACATTCGGGGAAACAATGGGGAAACAATCTGTAATGATAACCAACAAAAACCAATAAAAACCAATTTCGGCAATTCCTCAAGAAACCCTCAAATCCCCTTATTTCATCGCCATTCTCCCCATTTTCAGGCGGTCCCCGCTCCCCGCCCCAGTGATTCCGTTGGAATCCGAATCCGTCGCGGGGAGTGGTAGTGTTTATCGGGGTTTGGGGAGATTGTGGTTTCATTTTGGGGAAACAGATGGTCGTTTTATATTGATTTCGCCTACAAGAAAGGGACGGTCATCGTAGTCGTATTTCTCGGAAATATGGGCTTGACAGGGGTAGGGGATCTGGTTGTTTAGGAACTCACGGACAGCGGCAGTTTCGTCGGCAGGGATGTAACCCAGATGCTTGTAACCCTCGGCGTGTATAATTTCGATGGCGTTCTGGTCGTACTTGTTTTTGGGGTCGGCGACCAGCTGCGCGTCGAAGTATGTGCCGGCGAGGTTTTTGATTCCCCTGGCGAAATTGATACCTGCAATTTTGGTGTGGTAGAGGTCGGGGTAGATATTCGACCAATACACGCCGTCGTAGTCAGGGAGCGGACCGTCGTATGTGCCATCGACGATGGCCCGTCTGGTGTAGTAGTCAAAGGCTTCGTCCGCTTGTCGGATTACTTCGAGTTCTGCATCTGTCAAAGCTCGCGGTTTTTCCTTTAGTGGTTCGACTACATTTTCACTTTCTGAAGATGTGCTTGCGCTGTATATACCATATATTATGGCTACAGCGGCAAAGACGATAACGAGAATTACGAATGTTAGCATACCTTATATATTTATGTGATTGACTCAGCGGCAAGGCCGATGTGGGTGTCTGACTGGGTGTTGAACATGGCGAGGGTACGGGTGAGTTGGAAGGTGGCATCGCGGAAGTCGTCGCGGGCTTGTTGCAGTTCGGTGCGGAGGGCGTGGACTTCGGCGAGCTCTTCTTTTAGTGAAGCACGCAGATCGTCGACTAAGCGGATGCGCTGGGCGTAGAGTTCGAGCAGGTCGGCGTTTGGTTCTGGCATCTGCTGTCTTGACTCTTCATGTTCATACAACGGATGCTTTTCTGGATGTATACTGTAGTACAGTTCATCTTCAGAAAGCATTACAATACTACTCCCGCGCAAGAAGTTCATATTAAATATGCCTTCGAATGCATCGTTGAGCTTTCGGAGCGTGTCATCGGACGGCTCGACTTTTCCAGTCATGATACGGGAAATGGTATTCTGACTTATACCAGTTATCTGCGCAAGCCCTTTCTGGCCATCTACGCCTTTATTCTTGACAAGCCAGTCGAGCGCAATGGCGAAATTCTCATTTCTCAGCTTCATATTCTACATAAATACACACCAATACAATTAAATAAAGTTAAAAATAACCACAAATCAACACCAATACACTCGGCGATTGAAAAATAGTTTGTATATTTGCACCCGTAATTAAGTAATTAACAACGAGGCAAGAAAATAGCCGTCAGACGGGAGGCCGTCTTTTCGGAAGCGGATAACCGCCTAATTTGCGAACACTTTGCGAGGGTGTCGGATTGCAAATATACGGCTTTTTCTGCCAAGTTGTA